ATGCTTTGTCTCTATAACCAGCAATATTTACTAGCCACTTTGCAGGGTCTGATCTGAATTTGTTTATAGATGATGGAGATAAATATGCAACTCCATGATGTTCAAATACATTTTTCATTTTTTTCTTTCCTTTATAAGATTCTACCATTATAATCCCATAAAGGAATAAAATAAACATGAAATTAAAAGAATATTTAATTAATAATTCAATGACCCAAAAAGATTTTATTCAAGAAATTCAAATAAAACACAATAAAAAAATACCTCAAGGAACTTTAGCAAAATGGATTCTCGGCATAAGAATACCAAGGAAAGACGATATGATAAAAATTTACGAAACTACGAATCGCAAAGTAACACCAAATGATTTTTTTTTAGATTAATATGAAGATAATTCAAACAAAAATAAATGATTTAAAACCTTACAAAAATAATCCTAGAAAACATACTGAAGAACAAATAGCACAAATTGCAAAATCTATTGATGAGTTTGGATTTCTAAACCCTATTTTGGTTGACGAAAAAAATATAATATTGGCAGGTCACGGCAGGTATATGGCTTCACAAACATTAAATTTAGATAGTGTGCCTGTTGTAAAAGCAGAGAATTTAACAGACGAACAAAAACAAGCATTGGTTATTGCTGATAATAAAATTGCTTCAAATTCTACATGGGACGAAAATTTACTGTGGGACCAAATTAGAGAACTTAATGAAAAGGGTTTTGATTTAAATGTTTTGGCTTTTGAAGAAATGGAAATATTGCCAATTTTAAATGTTGGGCAAGTTGTTGATGATCCGAGCACTGAATGGGTTGATATGCCAGACTATCAACAAGAAAATTTAATGCCACAAAAAACTTTATTGGTACATTTTGCAAACGAAGATGATAGGCAAGAATTTGCAAAACTGGTGAATCAAAAATTAACAGAAAAAACAAAATTTATTTGGTACCCACCACAACCTGAATTTACTACAAAAGACCGTCAATATGAATCAGACTGATCCTCAATATCCGATATTCATACCAAGTAAGGGCAGGTGGAAATCAAGATTAACAAGCAAATGGTGGGACAGCTTAGGCATACCTTACAGACTTGTTGTTGAGCCTGATGAATATGATAACTATTTAAACGAGGTAGGAGACGAGAAAAAACTTATTAAACTAGATATGTCGTATAAAGAAAAATACGACCTCTGCGACGATTTAGGACAGTCTAAGACTACAGGAAGTGGCCCTGCAAGGAACTTTATTTGGGATACTGCAGAAAAAGAGGGGCATAAATGGCATTGGATTATGGATGACAATATTATGGGTTTTAGAAGAATGCATAAAAATAGAAAAATAAGGGTTGCGAATGGAGCACCTTTAAGAATTATTGAAGACTTTTGTGCAAGGTATGAAAATGTAGCTATGGCTGGTCCACATTACGATTATTTTTTCCCATCACGAGTTACAAAACCACCAATTACAGTAAACTCAAGAATATACAGCTGTAATTTAATAAGAACTGATGTGCCTTTTAGATGGAGGGGCAGATATAATGAAGACACAATTCTTTCTTTAGATATGCTTAAAAAGGGTTGGTGTACTGTTTTATTCAATGCATTGCTTCAAGATAAGGTTACAACTCAAGTTATGAAAGGTGGAAATACTGATCAGCTTTATAAAGATGGCACACTGGCAAAAAGCCAAATGATGGTTGATACACATGGTGATGTTTGTAAATTAAGTTTTAAATATAAAAGATGGCACCATCACTGCGATTACAAACCTTTTATGAAAAAAAATAAGTTGGTCAGAAAAAAAGATTGGCAACCTAAAGGTGAACCAAATAATTATGGAATGCAACTTAAAATTAAAAAATAAAAAAATTTTAGTTACAGGTGGTTGTGGCTTTGTTGGTAGTCATTTAATTGATTCATTGGTTCTTGAAAATGATGTTTACTGTTTAGACAATAATTTTACAAGCTCAAAAGAAAATCTAAGCAATCTTTGTCATTTCTATCGTGGTGAAACCATAGAAATAAATGATATTTTTAAACACTATTTATTTGATTTTGATTTAGTTTTCCACCTTGGAGAATATTCAAGAGTTGAACAAAGTTTTGATGATATTGATAAAGTGTTTCAATACAATTGGAATTCTATATATAAAGTTCTTAAATTTGTTAAAAACCATAATGCCAAATTAATTTATGCAGGTTCAAGTACAAAATTTGGTGACGATGGTACAGCTAAATATACAAGCCCCTATGCTTTTACAAAAAGTGCAAATACAGAACTGGTTAAAACTTATTGTGATTGGTTTAATTTAGATTTTGCAATTTCTTATTTTTATAATGTTTATGGTGAAAGAGAAATAAAAAATGGTAAATATGCTACAGTTATTGCTAAATTTATTGAATTAAAAAAAATTGGTTGTAAAAAATTACCTATTACAAAACCGGGTACACAAAGAAGAAATTTTACACATATAAAAGATATAATAAGCGGTCTGCATTATATTGCCTTAAAAGGTAAAGGAGATGGTTTTGGCATTGGCTCTAAAGAATCATTCAGCATTTTAGAAATTGCGGAAATGTTAAATATGGACTATAAATTTACAAAGGCGAAAAAAGGAAACAGACAAACTGCACCTGTTATTAGCGACAAGACAGAATCTCTTGGTTGGCGATCTAAGTATTTTCTAGGTGATTATTTAAAAGATTTTTAAATTACCAATTTTCTACAGTATGCTGTACAAATCTTCTTGTATTAAAATCGTATATAAATTTTACTTCACCAATTTTACCGTAATGATCTTGTTCTCTTATTTTTCTTGTTATTACTCTCGTTGAATTATCATCAAAATCTCTATGCACTGTCATTACTACATCAGATTGATTATGCCAATGACTTGCACCTGAAATATCATAAGCAGTCGGTGGTGCATATCCACCATCTGTTGATTTTGGTAATTTTGTTGGGTGTGCGACACACCAAAAAACTATTTCATGCACTCTTGCAAACCTTTTACACAAAGAAATAAAATCTCTGATATGCTCATCTTCTCTTTTGTTGCCGATTCTTGATGCATCAACTTCATTGTAAGGGTCAATAATTACACCATGGATTCCGTGTTTCAGTATTGCTGATTTTGCAATTCCTAAAATAGTATTTATATCAGGTACACTGTTTCTAGTTTCTATAAAAAAGAAATGTTTATTTATAAAATCCATTGCTTCTTCAAGTTCTGCTTTGGTCATACGATTTTCAAAATTTTCATCAAAGTTTTTACCCTTATACATTTGCACTAATCTTCTTATATGCATTTGTGTTGAATGTTCTGGTGAAAAAACAGCAAATTTCCAATTGTGATTTTCTGCAATACTTAATAATATTTGATCAAGAAATAAAGATTTTCCATGGTTTGGTATTCCAGTAATGGTATGAAATGTTGAGGGCAATATTTTTAGAATATCATCAAGACCTTGTATTCCTATTTCTAAAGGCTTTACATAATTACCATCATATAATTCTTGAACCTGTAAAGAGTAATCTGAAGCACGATATAATCCCTCTACTGGATAAGGTATTGGATTTTTAAGAATATTTTTTAAAAATTCTTTACCATGTTTTACGAGAATCTCATTTGCATCTTTACAGCCTTGTGGCATATTTACAAACCAACATTTGTCTTTACCGTACCTGTGCAAAAGTTCTTTATGTAAAGCATGACCGCTACTGTCATTATCAGTAAAAAGTACAATTTTTGTTGCAGATAAAGGTGATTCTGTGAGTGCTTTAAATCTTGCATCATCTTTATTAAATTTAGCTTCTTTTGGTGCACCATTCGCAAGTGTGGTTGCATTACTAAATCCGCATTCTGCTAAACTTAAAACATCAATTTCACCCTCACATATAAAAACCATATCTTTGTTTCTAACATTATCGTAGTTGTAAAATAAAGGTCTGGTATTTGCTTTTTGTCTAAATTTTTTATCAACTGTTCTAAATTTTATATTTGCTATTTCTGATTTTTCATCAAAGTAAGGAAAACCAATCCAGTCACCATCAGAAAATATTTTAAAATCTTTGGCAGTTGTTATTGATATTCCTCTTTTTTTTAAAAAGCTATATATAAAATCTTCGTAAGTTTTATTATGTATTACTGGTTTTTCATATTCTGTATTAGAGTTTTTTTTCTGAGGGTACCAGTTAGTATTTTCAGCAAACTTATACCCAGTCCAATCGCAATGGTGACACTTCCAAACAGCTTTAGACTGATTGTTTTCTATTGTGACTGATAAAGGGTCGTCTGACATCTTGTGCGGTGGTTGGCACTGTGGACATTTAGTTTTTTGTGTACCATCTTGGTAATGTTTTAATTTTATATTTACATCTGAAAGATCAAGCATTTATAAATCCATCTTTGTATGCCCTTTCTGCATATTCAGAAAGTGTGTATTCAGGCAAAAAATACATATCTCTTTCAATCATATTTAAAGGACCAACTTTTTGTGCC